CGAGCGTGAAGTCGGAGAACGGCATCTACCCGATCGCCAGCAGAGGATCGGCTTTGAACGCAAGCTCGAGCCGCAGGATGGAGAGTCCCGTCCGGTTCGCCGGGAACGCGAGCGCACAGGAGACGGGCGCGATCGTGCGCACACCCGGGATGGCGGCGCCGATCGACGAGTGGTGCAGCTGGGCGAGGATCGCCGCGCGGTCGGCGCCGAGGTCGCCGAGGCTCCGGTCGAGCTGCCACACCTCGAGTACAACGGAGGTCGTGGGGGCCCACTGCCGGAAGTCGAGCTCGGCGAACGCATCGGCGAAGCCGTGCAGAAAGGCATGCGGGTAGTCGGCCGCGGGGACATCCGAGGGGCTCTGGATGTCCCCGGACTCGAACCCGCGCGCGCCGGCCGGCAGCGTCGAGATCGCGAGACGCACACGCGTCTCCACCCACGCGCCGATCTCGTCATACCACGCCATGCAGCGCCCTCAGCTCGGTTGCGATCAGATCGGGGAAGCGGTCCAGCTCGAGCTCGAAGGCAGGGCGCAGGTAGGGGCGCGCGCGGATGTGGCGTGCCGGCCACCCGTACTCGTGGACCGCCGCATACACCACGTCGGATCCGACGCGGACGCGCAGCGGGAGGCCCGAGCGATCCACTGCACGGTCGGCGCTGATGGAGCCGCGCAGCCTCCCCGTCCGCGACGTGACGTAGCGTGGATGCGCGCGCCGCTCGCGCGTGCTCTTGCCGATGCGCCCGGAGCGGATGAAGAAGTCCTCGGCGGAGCGCGCCTGAACCGCGAAGGCGGAGCGCATGAGCCCGCGTCCGACCGCCGCTGCGAGACCTCCCGGATCGCCCGGATCGGCAAGCCGGCGCAGGATCTCCGCGTCCAACACCCGCAGTCGAAACGTCATCTCGACGCCTGCCATGGCTACTCCACGTTCGCGTGGCGCGCGAGCACATCGCGCACGCCGGTGATCCAGTCGGCTACCACGTAGGACGTCGTCGAGCCATCCGGGTTCACCGCCGAGTCCTCGCCGATGCGGTCGCCGCGCACCTTCGAGAGGCCAAGCTCGTAGACCGTCTGCTTCACCGCGGCCATGCCGAGGTCCCCCGGGATCACGCCCGGCGCATAGCCCGAGGTGTAGGAGACGCCGATGTTCCGCCGGCCTCGCGGCCAGGCGACGCCCTCGGTGCGGTAGAGGATGCCCGCCTCAGCGTCGAGCAAGAAGTCCGTGAGGTCCTGGGCCACTGCGTCGATCTGCACGGCGACCAGCGTGCCAGCCGGACGGTGGCGCAGGAGCAGCGCATCCGTGACGCCGTGCCCGGAGTAGAGCTCGAGCGTGCGCACCACCTCGCTCGCCCGGTAGCGGAGCACGCGGTGGATCGCTTCCGAGACGGCCGAGAGAACGGTCTGGATCAGAGCGTCGTCTCCGGTCCCCGTGATGCCCGCGTAAAGCTTCACCGCCGCCAGGCTCGTGAGATCGCCCGCCAGCGGCGTGCCAGCGATCAGGGCGTCGTATTCGAAAAAGCCGCTCAGGAACGATGCGCCTGGCGTGCCCGTGTTGGAGACGATGCGCAGGTAGGCGGAGCTCCCCGTTGGCACGCCCACCGTTCCGCTTGCCGGCGCACCGAGGAGCGCTGGGGCGGTGATCGTCGTCTGGATGAACTCGGCAGGCGTGGCGCCGGAGGCATCCTGCACGCGCAGCGTGAGCACACCTCCCGCTCCGGCCGCCTCCATCACCGACGGCGCGAAGCGGCGGATCACGATGTCGGTGGCAAACACCGGGAGCGCCACCTCGAGCGCCGCAGGGAGATTCCCGGGATGGTTGAGCACGTAAATCACAGCAGCTCCCGATTACAGCGCGGTCCAGGCGGTCCCATTGCATCTGCACACGACCCGCGTGGTTCCTCCCGCAGCCGTGCAGTCCGTGGCACTCACGCCGTCGCTGATCTCGTATGTCACTCCGGCATTCCCTGATTGACAGGGCACGTCAGCCAGCACCTCGATCGGGACAGCGGGACCGTAGGGTCCTTGCGCGCCGACGCGCGTGATGTTCCCGACAACCGTCTGCATCGCGAAGCTCTCGTTCGACCAGCAGAACCCGGTGAAGCCCGGCCCATTGGTGGCGACGCCCGATCCATCCCGCAGGTCGAAGATGTTCCCGGTGAAGAGGTTGCGCAGTCCGTTGTTTCCCGCCGCGTCGATCGGCGACAATGTCACCGGATTGTCGAGGACCACCGGGCAGCGGAATCCGGCACTCGCCTCCCCCTCCCAGTCAAACGCCCTCCAGCGGTGCCATACGTTATTTGCGATCACATTGCCTGAGTTGCAGTTACCCACGCTCGCGTTGGGATACTCGCAACCTGCATCCTGCACGAACCAGATACCACGCCCCTGACAATATGTCTCGTTATCACACAGGAACGTGTTACCGGAAATGTCCGCGAAGTTGTACCCAGTCATCCAGATCTGCGCGGCCGTGTTCGTGTTCCCGACTCCGGCTCCCGTGCAGCTATCGAAGGGCTCGTTGGCAGCGGTGCAGACGTCGTCCTTGGAGGGAAAGCCTTTGTTCAGGAACGTGTTCCCGATGAGCTGGACGTACGCGCCAGCCTCCCCATCGCGCTGGCCCCCGGACATGAGGCGGATGTCTACCCCGGGAAAGTCGCTATCGACCCATCCGAGTGACAATGTGTTGTTAACGATGCGGACACCGTCTAACATGTATTTCACGATCACACCGGCGCGTGTCGGACGGTAAGCCGGATTGCGCTCCGTCGGCGAGAACAGAGTGCTCCCCTCTACCCAGCAGTCGCGGCACAAGTGGAACTCGAGGCCTCGTCCAGACCCTCCGATCAGGGAGTTGGTGATCCATACGCGCTGCGATGGGTAGTCCCCGCCGTCCGTCGTCCCGCGGTACTCGTCGCCGTTGATCCAAACTGCGCGGCAGATCTGCCCGAAAAGCTCGGAGTAGTTTCCGTGCAGCTCGTCGCAGGTGATCTCGCTGGTGATGATCTGGACGTCCGTCGCCTCCTGGATCTTCACTGTTGCGGTGAGCGCCTGGTCGTCGCAGGTGCCGGTGGTCGGGTTGCAGGTGTCGTGCATCCCGATCGACATGTTGTGAAAGAGGATGTTCTCCGACGGGACGGGACCTCCGACTTGATCATCGTCGCGGCCGCGGACGCGGATCATGGAGATCTTGAAGGGCGTGGCGAAGGTGTTCGAGTCGTAGGACCAGGACAGAGTCGTGCGGTCGTAGCCATCTCCGACGATGAAAATGTTTGACCGCTCGTTTATATCGAGACAGCCTTGGTTAGTAGCCATCGTGGCCGGATTACAGGTGAAGGTGTACGTCCCCGTCGTGAGCCGGATCGTGCATCCACTCGCGCAGGCACTGGAGTCGATCGCCTCCTGCAGACCAGCGCTAGTAGAGTTTGGATACTGACCAGGCGCGATGACGATTGTTCCCGGCGTCGGATATGGCAGCCAGCTTCCGCTCGGCGCCGTGCCGGCGTACTTGCAGATCATCGACACCGGCAGCGCGCCGCCGCTCGCCGCGATCTCGCAGCTCGTGTTTCGATGCGCGTCGGTGACGACGGCAAGCCGGCCTGCTGTGGCAGTGCCGCAGGTCTCTGCCGCGAGCTGAGCGGCCGTGCAGAGCGGAGCTGCGCCGAGGTCACCGTCCGCAATCGCCTGCTGGAGGGTGTCGCCCGAATCCAGGACCACTCGCGCGTCGTCGATGCCGACCTGGGCCGAGGCCGGCACTGCGAAGAGCGCGAGCGCGAGCAGAACAGCGATCACTTGCGGCCTCCATCGAGTAGCGGCGCTGCGGCCGGGCCACCTCCGATTCGACGAGGTGGCCCGGCTCTGGATCATCCCGCGCCTATCCGACGGCGGTGACCCCGGTGATCTCGCGGAAGGCGTCCTCCAGGAGCACCGCACCGTCGACGCGCGCGGTCACCTTGTAGTCGACCAGGTCGGTGGCCCAGGCGACGTGCTCGGAGACGCGCATCTCCAGCGCCCCGCCGTCCAGCACTCCGTAGTGCTCTAGCGAGCCGAAGATGAGGTGGCCGTTCGCCAGCGGGATCGACACCACCGGGCGCCCGAACACCGTCCCCACCCCGCCGGGCGCGCGGTTCTCGTCGCCGACCGGCATCGGCACCCCTAGCCCGGGAGTGAAGATCGGGCGGCCATTGCCGTCCAGCACCTGGGTCAGGAACTGCATCATCTGACCGTTGCCCATGAAGTACGCCCCGGTGAGGTACTGCTCGGGCAGCGTGAAGTAGATGCCGATGATGTCCTCCAGCGTCAGCGTGGCCGCGAGGCCGAGCGTCCAGGCGGCGATCGTGGCAGACGCGAGCGACTCCGTGATGTTCGCGCCCGTGCCGTCCCCGAGGGTCGAGAACTGCTGATCCTCGTACTGGCCCATCGCCGAGCCCGCGCGCTCCGAGTAGAAGCTCACGAGGTTGAACGCGGAATCCGCGAGCATCTCGTCGCTCACCTGGAAGCGGCTCTGCATCTTCTTTTTCGCCAGCGTCGTGACCGTGACCGTCGGATCATTGGGCGTGGCGCTCGCGCCCTCGGCGACCATCGCGGTGGTGACGACGCTGGAGGTCGGAATGCGGATCTGAGTCGCGGCGCTCGTGAAGCGCTGCGCTCGCGGCCGGATCTTTGACACCCGGTCGCGCGCCAGGATGATCAGGTTCGCCAGCGGAAGCGGGATCATCGGGCCACCCGAGCCGTCGAGCGGGACGCCCACACCGACCAGCAGCGCGCGCTCGCCGAGCGCCTCGTAGAGCTCGCGCTCGGCGCGGCGGGCGCGCTCGTGGTCGCGGAAGCGGACGCCGCGGACCCACTCGGCCATGAGGCCATCGGTCTTCGGGTTGCGGATCGCGCGCACGGCCGGCGGCATGCCGCGGTAGAGGTACTCGCGCATGTCCGTGATCTGCGCGGGCGCCACCGGCTCGGTGGCCGGTGCCAAATTCGGCCGCGCGGCGACGTTCGGCCGCGACAGACCGCGTAGCGTCTCGGCGATCTGCGTCGAGACGTCGGCCATCACGGCGCGCCGCATCTCGGCTACCGCGTCGCGGATCACGTCCTCGTTGGAGAGAGTGGAGGCGGCCGGCTGGGTCTGTCCCATCGGCTCGACGGTCGGAGGCAGGCCGGAGGGGGTGAGCCCCTCGGGGTTGACGGACATGGGGCACGCTCCATCGCGCGCCCAGCTCGAGCGCGCTTCTCAGGCGCGCCCGGTGTACCTCGCGAGCGACTCGCGAATCAGGCGCGCCACGTCGTTCGGGATGCGGCCCAGCTCTGCCCGCAGGATGGACACGAGGTCCGGGGCGGGCACCGCGACCACCGATCCGGGCGGTTTCTCGGTGGCCGGAATGTCCACACGGTGTCGCACCATCGCAGCGGGCGCAAGCCCAGGCTGGCCGATCAGCTCCGCAAGCTCCTCGAGCGGGACACCCGCATCGAGCGCGAGCGCGATCTCATCCGCGAGCGAGCGCCGCGCTTCGTCCGCGGAGCGCTTCGGGATCTTGGCTTTCGGGTCGGCTCCGACCGAGACCACCGAACCCTCGAGCGCGCGCCACTCGGAGAAGTAGACGCCGTATCGCTTCGTGCTGTCCGGGTCCCCGTCCGTGACCTTGGCCGCGTGACCGGCCGGCAGCTCGGTGCGACGCACCCACTTGATCGGCTCCCAGCGGATCGAGACGGCATTCACATGGCCGGCGTCGATCAGGCCCCACACGTCGCGGCGCCGATCCGCCTCGGCACCCTCGCCCTCGAGATGGATGCGGCCGAGCGCCTCGAGGCGCGGGGGCCGCGTGTCCTTCAGCTTGCGCGGGTGTAGGACGCTGCCGAGCTGCATCGTCGGGTCCGCGTAGTGGGAGATGAGCAGCGGCATCTGCACGGGCACCTGGCCGCCCTCGATCGAGAGGATGTGCCCATCGCTCGCCTCGCCCTGAGTGGCGAGAATCATTCCGAACTCGCCAGGAGGAGAGCCGGCCGGTGCCCGTTCGAGCGGAGCGAGTCGGGCGCGGATCATCACATCACCTCCGCGGCCCAGGCGGTGTACGTGATCGAATCGGCATCCGCGTGCACCATGTTGATCCAGAAAATCTTGGGCAGCCGCGCGAGAATGGCCACACCCCACGCGGCATCGAGTCCGGCCGCCGCTGGCCCGGGTGCCACGTAGTAGCGCGCCACGGCTATGCTGGTGAGCGCAGAGAAATCCACCAGATCCACAAATGCGCCCGCGGGGTCGCTGACCTGGAGCGATGGGGTGACCGACGGCGTAGCCGCGAGGGCGGTCACGTCGAACACCAGCAGCAGGCCGCCTTGCGCCTCTGCCCGGCGAAACGGCCCGAATCGGGCAGTCGCTGTACGCGCGGCCGACGGGATCAATCTCCGCGCTCCCTTCGTGATGTCCGGCATCCTCTTCCTCCTAGTCCACGACCGGCGTCAGAAAGCACCGGCAGTTGATCGAGTTTCCCGCGGAGAGACGACCGCCTGCACCGCCGACGCCAGGGCCCTGCGCAGGCTCCCCGTCCCCAAGTGTGAACACCTCGCCGACCTCGCGCACCTGCGAATCCAGCGGGCTGCCCGAACCGTCGACCTGATGCGTATCACGCACCACCTCATCGCGCGAGGTGTTCCAGCGCTTTGCGTTCACCACGCCGCTCTGCCGATAGGAGTCAAGCTGTGCCCGCTGCGTGGTGCTCAGCACCTCGGTGCGAGCGATGGTCCGTGCGTTGGCGCGGCGCCCCTTGAACACGGACGAGACGCGGCGCTTCACTGCGTCGATGCTCTCGCCCGCCTCGATCGCCTGCTCGAGCTCCCGCTTGAGACGTGACCTCGTCGTCGCGTTCGTATGCGTCACCATCTCGGCGCCGAGCGTCTCGATGTGGCGCAGGGTTTGCTCCGTCAATGCGAAGGAGTTCGCCGAGAGGCCGAGCTCCGCGTAGGTCTCTCGCGCCGTCTCCAGGTATGCCTTGCTCCGAACACGGCCGGTGACGCGCAGCAGCTGTCCCTGCCAGACCGGATCGGCCAGGAGCTCGAGTAGCGCCCGGAGGTCGGCAGCATCGATCCGCGCGCGAGCTCGGGCGTCGAGCAGCGCGAGCACGGCCCGGCGCTGCTCGCCGAACACCTGGAGCAGCGCGCGCTGCATGGCCGGCGTGTAGAGGCGCTCACGCTGGACTTGGCGCTGCCACTCGCGCGTGGCGCGCGGATCCATCCGGCCGTCGGCGCGCATCTCCACGGAGCCCGGGTGAGCCGCGGCCATGGGCATCATCTCTTCGTCGTCCGGTTCCTCCTCCGACTCGGGCTCCTCCAGCTCCTCGGCGGTCTCGAGTCCCGGAGGCTCGCGCTCCTCTCCCGTGTACGGTACATCGCCGAAACCTCCGACCGGGAACTCTCCCCACGCCGCCGGATCGAGGCCGCGCTCCTCGCGCACCTCGTTCACGCTGCGGAGCTTCAGCCCGAGATCCTGCCCCTCCTGCCGCAATGTGAAGTCCTTGTCATCGGCGACGAACGGCGCGAAGCGAATCAGCAAATCGGGCTCGCCGGCAAGTAACCCACGCGTGAGTGCGTCTGCGATGGTGTCACAGTGCGGCTTCACCGTATGCCTGTCGAAGACATAGGCATTAGTCTCAGCGGCGGCACGATTGGCGTCGACGACGTCGCCAAGGATCGAGCGCGGCACGCCGAGCGCCATCAGCAGACGGTCGCGGTAGTGCTGGAGCAGCTGCACCACGTCGGCGAACTGCGTCGCCGAGGAGAATTCCTTCAGATCGAACCCGGGAGGCAGGAAAGGCGGAAGGCCACGCATCGACCCCACGCGCGCATTGAAACGCGCGCGCCAGTCCTCGAAGAACCGCTCCTTCGCGGGTCCCTCTGGCAGCTGCGCATCGGCCTGCGCAGTGAGCACGGTCTTCGGCGTCGCATCGTGCTGAAAGTGCGTGCGCATCGTCTCATCGAGAAAGCTCGAGGTATCGTAGCCGATTGCCTGTGGTGCCAACTGCCCGAGTGAGTCGAAGACTGCGGCAGGGTTCGGATGCCAGATGCGCACCACCT